ATGATATCTGCGGCGTTCAGCCAATGACTGGTCCAACTGGGCTTATCTTTGCAATGAGATCCACATATGGTGGTTCTGGTAACCTTGCTGCTTCTGGTATTACTGAATCATTCTTCAGCGAACCAAATACTGGCTTTGCTGGCGTTTCTGGCTCACAAGGAACTCTAAACGTCTCCAACTCTCTTGGAAGCACATTCTTTAATAACGCTGCTGCATGTACTGGAATGTCAACAGCAACCGCTGAAGCTCTTACAGGATCTGGTTTTGGTGAAATGGGTTTCTCCATTGAAAAAGTTACCGTTACTGCCAATACTCGCGCATTGAAGTCTGAATATACAATGGAACTAGCGCAGGATCTAAAAGCCGTTCATGGTTTAGATGCTGAAACAGAACTCAGCAACATTCTTGCTGCTGAAATTCTTGCTGAAATTAATCGTGAAATCGTCCGTACAGTTTATCGTGTTGCCAGAATTGGTTGCCAAACTGGCACAACAAACGCCGGAACATTCGATCTTGACGTTGACTCCAACGGTCGCTGGATGGTTGAAAAAGTTAAGGGGCTTGCATTCCAATTTGAGCGTGAAGCAAACTTAATTGCAAGAACGACTCGTAGAGGAAAAGGCAACATCATGATTACTTCATCCGACGTTGCTTCCGCTCTTGCAATGGCTGGTATTCTTGATTATCAATCTGCACTTAAAGATGCAGTCAATCTACAGGTTGATGATACAGGAAACACCTTTGCTGGAACTCTCTTTGGTCGCATCAAAGTTTACATTGACCCATATGCACCAAACGCAGCAACAAGAGAATTTGCTGTTCTAGGTTATAAGGGAACCAATGCATACGATGCAGGTATCTTCTACTGCCCATATGTTCCACTCCAGATGGTTCGTGCAGTTGATACTGGTACTTTCCAACCAAAGATTGCATTCAAGACACGTTATGGTATCGTTGCCAACCCATTCGCTGGTGGTGATACCACACGCGATTTGGGTGTAATTTCTGCACAAAGTAACAACTACTATCGTGGTTTCCAAATCGCAAACCTCATGTAATTGTCGTTAAGAAAAATAAGATATTATTTTTGAAGGGGGCGCAACGCCCCCTTTTTTTATGACATAAATAGTAGTATGAGCGCATTAACAAGAAATCCATCGAATACTAATCCACTGATACCTAATAAGTATCAGATCACCTTTTCTAGATTACCAAACATGACATATTTCTGTCAGAATGTTAATCTTCCTGGATTATCGATTGGAGAAATACCAAGAAACACTCCATTCATTGATCTATATTCTCCTGGCGAAAAGTTGATATATGACTCATTGAATTTTTCATTCATCGTCGATGAAGATCTAAAATCATGGCTTGAAGTTCATGATTGGATGAGAGCATTAACTTTTCCAGAAGACTTTAAAGAATATAGAGAATTGTCAAGACAAAATCGATTTTCTAAAAAACCATTTCCTCAATTTGCTGATGCTTCTCTGACAATTCTAACATCAAAGTTCAACACGAATTATAAAGTCAAATTTTTAGATTGCTTTCCAGTATCGCTTTCTTCCATAATGTTCAACTCTTCTGATTCCGCAGAATCAATAATCACCGCAGATGCAACATTCAGATTTTCCTTATTTGAGATTGAAAAGTTATAGAGTTTTTTGTATACTTATATTATTTTATTTTTGAGGTTACATTGTGGATATTGAAGAACTCATGAAAATGTGGAAATCTGATTCGGTTATGGATTTAAGTCTTACCGAAATCAAAGAAGAATTCGCTAAAATTCCTAAGCTGCACAGCAAGTATCTAGATATTCTTATTCGCTCAAGACTTCTAATGAAAAGAAGTCAAGACAAATATCACAAGATGAAAAAAATTAAGTGGGAATATTACACAGGTAAACTAGACGAAGATTCGCTCAAAGAATATGGATGGGAACCATTTGCAATGAAATTGAAATCTGATATCAGCATTTATCTCGATGCAGACGATGATTTACTCAAATTCAAAGCGACTATATACATGTACGAACAAATGATAGATTTTTGCGATAAGGTTCTTGGTGAATTAAAAGCCAGAACTTTTCAGTTAAAGGATGTCATATCATGGGAGCGTTTAGTGCAAGGTGCAAATTGATTTAATTGTCAAAAAGCAATGCGAATCTTATATCAGCATTGTATGCGAAAAACATATAGCAAAGGAACTATCTGAATACTTTTCATTTTTCGTTCCAGGCTATCAATTCACTCCACAATTCAAAGCTAGAATATGGAATGGAAAGATATATCTTTTTGACTTTAAAACGCATCGTTTGTATCGAGGGCTTCTTAGCTATCTTAAAGCATTTTGCGAAAGACAGAAATACGTTTGCTTCATAGAAGATGATCTAGAATCTGTCGATGAAGTATCAAAAGAAAGTTTTCTGTCTTTTGTAGACACTCTCAAATTACCTTTTGCGCCAAGAGACTATCAGATAGATGCTGCGCTACATTCGATTAGAAATCGAAGAGCAGTTTTACTCTCACCCACAGCATCAGGTAAATCGCTAATTCTATATCTAATAGTTCGATATCTTTTAGCTCATAAATGCGAGAAAGGCTTATTGATAGTTCCCACAATCAGTCTAGTTGAACAGATGTTTTCTGATTTTGGTGAATATGCAAAAAATGATGAAATAGAAATGAACGATCTGATTCATAAAATCTATCAGGGTAAAGAGAAAGAAACGAGTAAACAACTGACAATCTCGACATGGCAAAGTATACATACTCTACCAAAAGAATGGTTTGTCAATTTTGATTTTGTATTGGGTGACGAAGCTCATTCATTCAAAGCTAAATCACTTTCAACAATAATGACAAATTTACTGAACAGTAAATATAGAATTGGATGTACGGGAACCTTGGATGGAACAAAGACCCACAAATTGATGCTTGAAGGTTTATTTGGTCCAGTCTTTCACACAGTTACCACAAAACAACTTATCGACAAAAAGCAACTTTCAGCATTCAAAATAAAATGCCTCATACTCAAACACCCGCCTGATGTTTGCAAACGTCTGAGAGATGGAAACTATCAAAGTGAGATTGAGTATATCGTTTCATGTAATCCAAGAAATCAATTCATCAAAAATCTGACTCTTGGATTAAAAGGCAATTCTCTCGTACTTTTTCAGCTAGTAGAAAAGCATGGTAAAGAACTATACAAAATGATTGTCGATAGTTCAAGAGATAGAAAGGTATTTTTCGTATCTGGTTCAACGGATGTTACTGTAAGAGAAGATATAAGAAAAATCACAGAAAAAGAAAATGATGCAATCATAGTTGCATCCTTTGGCACATTTTCTACAGGCATAAATATTCGTAATCTTCACAATATCGTATTTGCATCTCCCTCAAAATCTCGCATTAGAAATTTACAGTCTATAGGTAGAGGTCTTCGATTGGGTGAAAATAAAGAAGTCGCTACGCTTTATGATATAGCAGATGATTTCAGAATTGGAAAACACATCAACTATACCTTGCAACATTTTTCCGAGAGAGTAAAATTATATAATGAAGAGAAGTTTGAGTTTAAATTCTACAACATCGAGATGAAAAAATGAGCATTATTTTATTCAGAATGAATACTGGCGAACTTGTTATAGCACAAAGCGTAAAAAATAAACAGTCGTATTCACTAACAAATCCTATGGAAGTGATTCTAAAAAGACTTCCTGATTTAACAACATCAATGATATTAAGCCCTTGGTTACCAGTAGAGCTGGTAAAAGAAGAAGTCGTTGAAGTGTTAAACACTAACATTCAATACACTCTTGTTCCTGAAGAAAAACTTGTTAAATGCTTTGTTAAAGTGTATGGGCTTTATCAGAGCGTTATTTCTGAAGTCAAGTCTAGATTTGAAGAAAAGTTAGATTCTTTGTTAGAAGAGGATAGCGATTTGGATACGATGGTATCTGATCTCTTGTCTGACGCTGAAGGTGATTCCTATATGTCAGAAGAAGAATTTAATTACATAGATATTATGAATAAAAAGATTCATTGAAGCAGCTACACAGCTAGTGTACTAGCGATGCAACCCCTTGTCAAACTAAATTATGAAGAGTTCCAAATATGCGTGATCATTACATCAACAATCCAGATTTCCTAAAAGCCCTGATAGAACATAAAAGATTGAGAGATCTCGCAGAAGAAACTGGAACTAAAGAACCTCGAATACCAAATTATATAGGCGAGTGTTTCATAAAAATAGCAGATAGATTAGCTAGAAAACCAAATTTTGCTTCATACACATTCAAAGACGAAATGATTTCTGATGCAATCGAAAATTGCATGATGTACTACAGAAATTTCAATCCAGAAAAATCAAAAAATCCCTTTGCATACTTCACTCAAATCATCTATTACGCTTTCCTTAGACGAATCATAAAAGAGAAAAAGGAATTGTATGTAAAGTACAAAGCTACTGAACAATTTGGTATATTTGAACACGATCTATTGTCAGAAGAAGGAGATGAGCATAAACTAGCTCAGTTCAGTACATATGAAAACATTTCCGAATATATCGAGAAGTTTGAACAGGGTCTTAAAAAGAAGAAAGAAAAGAAACCAAAAGGTGTAGAAAAATTCTTGCAAGTCGAAGAAACTGTAGAACAAGATTCTGAAAATGTAGTGGACGAAATTCTCAACGAATTAATTGAAGACGATAAGGATATTCTTGAATGAAGATAGCTATTCTTGGAGATACTCATTTTGGAATGAGAGGAGATTCATTATGGTTTCACTCATACTATCAAAATTTCTATGAAAAAGTTTTTTTCCCATATTTGGTTGACAATGAAATAACTGATGTTTATCAACTAGGAGATCTCTTCGATAGAAGAAAGTATATCAATTTCAATTCTTTATACTTAGCTCGCAAATATTTTTTTGATAGACTTCGAGATCTTGATATCAATTTTCATACACTATTAGGAAATCATGACGTTTCCTATAAAAACACATTGGAAGTAAATTCTTCTCAATTACTGCTGAGAGAATACAAAAACATTACGATTCACGATAAACCAATAACTTGTGATGTAGATGGAACTCAAATTGATATTATTCCTTGGATTTGTGCCGACAATGAAAATCAAATTCTAGAGTTCATAAAAGGATCTTCTTCAGATATTGCATTTGGACATTTTGAAATTGCTGGATTCAAAATGGATAAAAATACTATATGCTTTGATGGCATCGACAGAGATCTATTAAACAAATATGATATAGTTTTGAGTGGACATTTTCATCATAAATCGAGCGATGGTCAAATAACCTATGTAGGAACTCCAGGAGAAATTACTTGGGCCGACTATAATGATCCTAGAGGTTTTCATGTATTCGACACTTCTTCTAGGGAATTATCTTTCATAAAAAATCCATACTCAATCTTTTTCAAAATTGAATATGATGATAATGTTCAAACATTTGATTATTGGAATGATTTTGATTTGTCAAAATACAAAAACGTCTATGTGAAATTGAACGTAAAAATTAAACAGAATCCATATCTATTCGATTTAGTATTGGATAAACTTCTTAAAGAAAATCCTATTGATGTTTCTGTTACTGAAAATTTTGATGATCCTCTTTCTGGTAGTTCAGAAAATGTAGATGAATCTGAAGATACTATAACGATACTGTCTAAGTATATTGAACAGCTTTCACTCAATTTAGATTCGGATAAAATGAAATTAATCATGTCAGAATTATATCAAGAATGTCTCAGTTTGGATTCTAATGCGGAATAATTTATGATTCTTTTTAAAAAAATACGTTGGAAAAATCTTCTAAGTACGGGTAATATTTTTACTGAAATCGATTTGAATCGATACAAAAATAATCTAATCGTTGGAGAAAATGGATCAGGCAAATCCACAATGCTTGACGCTTTGTGTTTCGCATTATTCAATAAGCCATTCAGAAAAATCAACAAACCCACTTTGCTGAATAGTATCAATCAAAAAGATGCTGTGGTTGAACTTGAATTTGATATTGGAAAAAAATCTTACAAAATCATTCGTGGTTTGAAGCCTGCTATTTTTGAAATTTATTGTGATGATAAATTGATTAATCAAGAAGCTGAGAGTGTAGATTATCAAGAAATTTTAGAACGAAACATCCTTAAAATTAACTATAAATCATTTACTCAAATTGTCATTTTAGGTTCTGCATCTTTTGTTCCCTTTATGCAATTGTCTGCTGCTGACAGACGAATGATTATTGAAGATCTTTTGAACATTCAAATATTCTCTTCGATGAACTCTCTCGCTAAAGCTAAATTGGTAGAAATTAAAGAATCGATTCAGAAAAATAAATACGATATTGAATTGGCTACTCGTTCAATAGATATGCAAAAGAAGCATATCGAAACGATAAAACAAAATACAAAAGATAAAGCTGATATTTTTCGAAAAGACATTGAAGAAGATGAAAACAAAATAAAAGAACTTACAGAAAATATCAAACAATTAAATGAGAGCGTTTCTAATCTAGATTCATTAGTTTCTGAAAAAAATGAACTTGATAATAAACTCAAAAAATTGCTTTCATATGAAGCTCAAATAGAAAGTAATATCAAAAAATATAAGAAGACTAATTCAGTTCTACATGATAATGCATCATGTCCTACATGTTCGCAAGAAATTGGAGAAGCATTTAAAAAGCAACAAACGCAATCTCTATTGAAAAAAATAGAATCAAGTAATACTGCTCTTTCTGAAATTGAAAATAAATTATCTGATCTTAATCTAGATACTAAGGAATGTGAAAAATCAATTTCGAAAATGAAAGAAATTCAATCTGAAATTAATCATAAAAAACTTAACATAGTTTCTCTGACTAAAAATATCGAAAAACGATTAAAGGACATTGATAAACTTGACAATTCTCAAGATACATTGAAAATAGAAATTGAACAATTGAACACTCTTCAAAATTCTAAGGACAATGCTTTAAATGAAAATAAATCATTAATTGAATTGAAAAGTTACTATGATGCTGCCGCAGTCTTACTCAAAGATAGCGGCATAAAGACAAAAATAATCAAGCAGTATTTGCCCATAATTAATAAGTTGATCAATAAATATTTGTCTGCTTTAGATTTCTTTGTCAATTTTACACTAGACGAATCTTTTAAAGAGTCTATAAAATCAAGGCATCGTGATGAATTTAGTTATGAATCATTTTCTGAAGGCGAAAAACAAAGAATTGATATGGCTCTTATGTTGACTTGGCGTTCCGTTGCAAAAATGAAAAGTAGCATCAATACGAATCTTTTAATATTGGATGAAATTTTCGATTCGTCTTTGGATGCAAATGGAACAGAAGAATTAATTAAGATACTTCATGAACTAGAAAATACGAATTTATTTGTAATAAGCCATAAGTCAGATCAGTTGATTGAAAAATTTGATTGTACTATAAAATTTGCTAAAGTGAAAAACTTTTCGAGGATACAAAAATGAGTGACGTTATTGTAATTAATACAGAGTCGAATGAAACAAAAATTATAAACCATGAACCATTCAATGTTTATGATGATAAGAATCCATTGCTTTCGCAAGTAATGCCAATCTTTGATTTTGCTAAGAAGCCAGTAGAACCAGCTGAACTTATTGCTCGATTAAAAGTGACAATGAAAAAGTATGGTGGAATTGGTTTGGCAGCTAACCAATGCGGATTGCCATATCGTTGCTTCGTTATTGCTGATGCTGATAAAGTGATGGGATTCTTCAATCCAAGAATTGTAAGTTATTCAGTTGATGGAATTACAATGAAGGAAGGTTGTTTGAGTTTTCCTGGATTAGCTCTTGATATTGAGCGCCCAAGTTTGATTTCAATTGAATATGAAAATGAA